CTACTCAAATGACCAACGATGACAACATCCCGTTTGATGTAAATTACAATGATACTCCCAGTGATAACGAAGTCAGTATCATCAAGAAACAGTTGCAACAGTGGGTCAAACTCAACAAACTAGATCAGCGTATTTTCCGCATTTTCCGCAACACAATCAAGTACGGAGATCAAGTTTTTATTCGAGACCCCGAAACATTTGAAATGTACTGGGTTGACATGACCAAGGTTGCTCGAGTGATTGTTAACGAAAGCGAAGGCAAACGCCCTGAGCAGTATGTTATCCGTGACATCAATCCCAACTTTCAGAACTTGACTGTGGCTGCAAAAACCACAAGTGACTTTACATCAAATCCTGCAAGCTCGGGCTATGTTGCACCCATGAACTATACTGTGCCCAACGGTGGAGGTCAAGGCGGTCAGGGGTCGGGACAAAGTCGTTTCTCAGCAGCCATGAACGAAGCTGTGATTGATGCCAAGCACGTGGTGCATTTGAGTCTAACTGAAGGCTTGGATTACTACTGGCCGTTTGGTATGAGTGTGTTGGAAACTATTTTCAAAGTTTTCAAACAAAAAGAATTGCTAGAAGATGCTGTGCTGATCTATCGTGTGGCACGTGCCCCTGAGCGTAGGGTGTTCAAGATTGACGTGGGCAACATGCCAAGTCACATGGCCATGGCATTTGTGGATCGTGTTAAAAATGAAATTCATCAACGTCGGATCCCCAGCAACACCGGTGGTGGCCAACACATCATGGATTCAAGCTATAATCCATTAAGTATCAACGAAGATTACTTCTTTCCCCAGACAGCAGACGGTCGTGGCAGCTCAGTTGACACATTAGCCGGCGGGTCAAATCTAGGCGAAATTGACGATTTAAAGTATTTTAACAACAAAATGTGTCGCGGTCTGCGTGTGCCCTCGAGCTATTTGCCCACTGGACCAGATGATAGTGATCGAGTAATGAGCGACGGGCGTGTGGGCACAGCATTGATTCAAGAATATCGGTTCAATCAATACTGCGAGCGTTTACAGCGACTAATTGTAGAAAAACTTGATGACGAATTCAAAATGTTCATGCGCTGGAGAGGGTTTAACATTGATTCGGGACTGTTCAGCATCACGTTTAATCCACCTCAAAACTTTGCCAGTTATCGTGAATCTGAGCTAGACACAACACGGGTTGCAACCTTTACAAGTCTTGAACAAATTCCATACCTAAGCAAGCGTTTTTTGCTCAAACGTTATCTAGGTCTTACTGAAGAAGAAATTCGTGAAAATGAAGAACTCTGGGATGAAGAACGAGCCACACCCGAGGCCACACCTGCAACTGGCACTGATCTACGTAGTGTTGGCATTACCCCAGCTGACATGGAAACAGATATTACCACAGGTGAAGAGGTTGCAGGCATGGATCAAACCGGTGGCGGCGTGCCCATTGCTCCGGGAGTCGCACCAGGCGCACCAGGAACTGCACCAGGGCAACAGCCAGCCGCAGGCGCTGCCCCTTCTGTATAAATAATAATATGATCTTGCTTGAACTATACCAAAGAGAAAACTCAGCCTACCAAGACGTGGCCCAGGACAATTCTCAGCCAAAATTGGGAGATCTTCGCAAGACCAAATTAACATTACGTCAAATCAACAAACTTCGCAAATTAAATGACATTCGTCAAATTGAATTTAGCGAACGACTGGAAAGAGTGCAAAGACAGTACGCACCACCGGCTCAGCCCTTAGCCTAACACAAAAAATCATAATATACATAAAAAACATGCTTAAAGAGCATGTTATTCACCAATATCTGTAAATATATTTTATAGAGCCATTTACATTGGAGGGACTCATGAACAAATTTGAACAACTGATCGAATACGTGATCAATGACGAAGACGCGAAAGCCCGCGAATTATTCCATGACATCGTTGTGGAAAAAAGCCGCCAGATCTATGAAGAAATGATGGATGTTGAAGAAACTGCCGAAGAGGGAGACAACTCAATCGAAGAAGCTGAAGAAATGGAAGAAGCCGAAGAAATGGAAGAAGGCATGACACTTGGCGGTGATCAAGCTGATGACTACATTAAAGATGTAGAAATGGAAGAACAAGGCATGACAGAAGAAGAAGACGATGCTGAGTTTGATGACAAAGCTGAAAAAGCCGGTGACGAAGTAACACATGACATGGAAGCCGGCCACGACGACGGCGACTTAGAAAACCGTGTTGTTGATCTTGAAGACAAATTAGACGAACTCATGGCTGAATTTGAGTCTTTGATGGGCGACGAAGCAGGCTCTGCACCCGGTGAAGAAGTTTCCGGTGACGAATTTGACAACATGACTGATGTTGAAGTTGCCGACGATGAGATGGAAACTGAAGGCATGTTCAACGAAAACATCAGCCTGAAAACAGTTTCTACACCTAGCAACACTGGTGTTTCCAGTAAGAGCCCAGTGGCTGCCAACAGCGGTGCACGTGGTGCAATGGCCAAGCCAGTGCATGCCACAGGCGATGGCGGCAATGGACGTCCTGCTCCAACTGCAAAAGAATTGATTGGTAAAGTGCAAAATACTCCTGCTCAAGGCAGTGTAAAGTTGAGCCCTGCTACCAAGCCACACTTGGCACAGGCCACTGGTGTTAACACCAAGTCTGTCACACACTAAGGACTACAGGTAAAATGGCTCTTTACCTCAGAGAAAACCTTACTTTCAACCAGGCCGGCATTGTTGTCGAAGGCTCTGGCGAAGGTAAGGACCTCTATATGAAGGGCATCTGCATTCAAGGCGGTGTCAAAAACGCCAACGAACGTGTGTACCCTGTGAACGAAATTGAACGTGCAGTTGGCACATTGAATGAACAAATCTTAGAAGGTTATTCAGTTATGGGTGAAGTTGATCACCCAGATGACCTTAAAATTAACCTAGACCGCGTGAGTCACCTCATTGTTAACATGTGGATGGACGGCCCTAACGGTTTTGGTAAATTAAAAATTCTTCCCACACCAATGGGACAACTGGTTACAACCATGTTGCAATCAGGTGTGAAGTTAGGAGTTTCCAGTCGTGGTTCCGGTAACGTGAACGACGCAAACGGACACGTCAGTGATTTTGAAATAGTCACTGTCGACATTGTTGCCCAGCCCAGTGCACCCAATGCATATCCCAAAGCTATTTACGAAGGTTTGATGAACATGAAACATGGTCACAAGGTTTTAGATATGGCTAGAGATGCGGGTAAAGACAACAAAGTACAGAGATACTTGAAGAGCGAGGTTATCAAGCTCATCAAGGATCTCAAAATCTAGGAGAAAACGCATGTTTGATGCAATCAAACCACTACTAGATAGCGGCCTTATTAACGAAGACATTGGTCAAGAACTCAACGAAGCTTGGGAATCTAAATTGACTGAGGCTCGTGAGCAGGTACGTGCAGAACTCCGCGAAGAGTTTGCACAACGCTATGAGCATGATAAAACTACAATGGTAGAAGCCCTAGATCGCATGGTAACTGAAGGTCTCACTGCCGAGATTCAAGCTGTGACTGCTGAAAAGCAATCACTTGCTGAAGATCGTGTCAAGTTCCAACGCAAGATGAAAGAATCATCTACAAAGTTTAATGACTTCATGGTCACTAAGCTTGCTGAAGAAATTGGCGAACTACGCAAAGACCGCAAGCAACACAACGAAAGCCTCGCCAAACTCGAGAATTTTGTTGTGCGAGCACTTGCGGAAGAGATCCAGGAATTTGCTCAAGACAAACGTGACTTGGTGGAAACCAAGGTTCGTTTGGTGAGCGAAGCCCGTAATAAACTTGAAACTCTCAAAGCACGATTCATCAAGGAAAGTGCCAACAAGATGACCAAGGTTGTTGCCAGCCATCTCAAGCAAGAACTAACTCAATTCAAAGAAGACATTCAGGTTGCTCGCGAGAACAATTTTGGACGTAAGATTTTTGAAGCTTATGCCGCTGAATTTAACCACACACACCTGAGTGAAAACAAAGTTGTGCGTGAACTTAAACAGGCATTGACTGAAAAAGATCAAAAGTTGAGCGAAGCCACCAAAATTGTCCGCAAAGCCAAAACCCTTGTGGAATCAAAGAATCAGGAAATTCGTCGTATACAAGAATCCAACGAACGTGCAAGCGTCATGGAAGAATTGCTTGGCCCCTTAAATGAGGAAAAGCAAGCTGTTATGAAGAATCTCTTGGAAAGCGTTCAGACGTCTCGTCTAAAAAACGCATACGAAAAGTATCTACCAGCTGTACTATCTAACTCTTCACCCAAGGCCCGTAAAGCTCTCAGTGAAAGCGTTAGTGTTGTAACTGGTGATAAAACCGTGCCAGCCGCGCAGAATGAAGATCGTAGTAATGTGATTGACATCAAACGCCTGGCTGGTTTGTAATATAGTAACATAGGAGACTTAAATGTCACAAGAACTATTAGAAAGCCGTTGGGACGAGACCAAAGAAGCCCTTATGGAAGGCCTTAAAGGCAACCGTCGCAACTCAATGAGTGTTATCCTCGAAAACACTCGCAAGTACTTGAAAGAGAACGCATCTGCTGGCTCTACAGTATCTGGTAACATT